AGATGAAGAACAAACGTAAATAGTACATAAAAAAGTAAGGGTCACAACCATGCGAGTTCGCTACACCAACTTCGTTGATGTTGACATTGATGCTAATGTTCAGTTCCAAGAGTTTGAGTATCTGACGAATCAAACTATTCCAGATGAATGGTTTGATTATGCATGGAATGTTTTCAAAGATGGTGTTGATTGGACTCGATCAGGTTGTGACTTTAATAAAGATCTAGACTCCGAAAAGTGGACAAAGAATTATAATAACTACGTCAATAATTTCCCTAAGACAAGAACACTACCTAAACACTTTTTCAAGTATTGGGGACCATTGATCTCAAATCTTCAACTGGGTAAACGTTACAAACAGATCGACAATCTACCAACGTACTTACATACTAATTACGCAAAAAGACCAAAGACCAAGAGTCAATCAAGAGACAATCTTCCAAAAGGTAATCTTGAAGAGTTGGCACTTATGCACAGTTATAACATCAAACCAACAGTTGATATAGTACATTGGAAGAACACATATTCAGATAAGAGTATCATTAACCAATTAGATCTTAAGGTTAGAGAGAGATTTAATATAGACGATTCATTACCTACAACTTGTTATTATACGCCAACAATGCCTGCGTATTATAGTAGCAGTTATCCAACACATTCAATCGCTGATGGTGAGAAGAATACTAACTCAAAAAAGAAACATGATGCACAATTAAAAACGTGGAATCAATGCTACATTAAAGAGTTAGAATATACAGAGGAAGATAACAACACTAGAATGAGTTTCGATGGTTGTGATTGGGTAAGTTTTGAAATAGAACAATACTCAGACGTACACAGTAAGGTATATGAACTAGTGAAGGATTATACGTTGTTCAATGATAGTGATTACCATGCACTTATGAGAGAGATAGTAACACTTACGGAGACGTGTTTATGACCTCAGAGTTGCTCCGAAGTCACTCCGAATATACTGGGGAGTGTATTTAAGAGATTAAAAATAAATGTATTAAAAAACATATATGCGTGATTTATTTCGTTCGTTAAAATGTGCTGAGGACTAGTGATCTTAGCGCGCACGCTATCACAAACTCGCAAAAAAGTCAAGTACACCCACGGGAAAAAGTCACGAGTCTCGCACATAATTACTCCGAGAATCTCCGAGAGTTGCCATAGCGTACTCATACAATGTACAATGACTCTGTGGAGTTTCAATCAGTCCCCCTAAGTTGCTCAAATGCTTCAGAGTCCTTATCTACCTACCATGGATGAGTGTCAAAGTCAATAGCTCACAACCACTTTGATTACCTGCACAAGGTATCTGGAAAGACCCTCGGATTCGTGTATCTTATAAGAGTCAAAGGAACACCACTTCGGACCTCATGCGTAAGATCGAACAACAGATGAATTCCGCAATTCAGAACAATCAGAATTGGACATCTTCTAACACCACTGTTACTTTCGACGAGGAAACTTCCGTGTCTTCCGTGTTCCTCCACGGTAACAAGATTGCAGAAGTGGGTGACACTTTCATTCGTCTCTTTGACGGAGGTTGGCAGACTAACACTACGAAATCACGTCTCAATGCAATCCTCTCAGAACACGGTGATTGTGGTGACAAAGTGTTTGCGAAAAACTTTGATTGGTTCGTCCAAATGAACACTGTCCAGGGTCTCACTGTTGTACCTTTCTTCTCCTCAATGCGTCTCGGTTAATTCTCACAAACTCTCCGAACACTTCGCTACTTTCTCATGACCATTTCTGAACTCGGATCTGCTACTAAACTCGACCTCTTGGTTGCAGACACTCAAGGACAAATTAAGTACACTGTGCTTAAACCTTCCAAGAGAGGTGTGAAAGCACTGAGTGGAAAACGTGCGTGGTCCAATGCAGCTCCTAAGGGTTCATTCATGCACGGTTCAGTTGCAGGAACTCCTGGGGTCACTAATAACAACAAATGCAATCAAGTTATGTGAGTAGTTGACAGAAACTCTCCGAGGGTTTATGATACTCTCGGGGAGTACAGTTTGAGCAGTTAATTCGCGTTCTTATGTGTTAGCGCGTGAGCGCGTAACCCCCGTTTATAAAAAACGCTAAGTCCCTAACCTACAACGAACCCAAATCGCGATCTAAATATCACGAAGGTAAAAAAAATTTTCGGAGATTTATAAAATGCCAAAATGGATTCATAACGGAGGTTCTTCTAAAGTAGATAAACGCACACTACCTAAGAAGAAGTAAAAAAAATTTTGCCCAAAAAAATTCCGAGTGCCAGGGTGCGCTCAAAAAACCTGTTGTCTATATAACATTTGAGGATGATTGAAGAGTCTACAATGAAACTAGAACTCGACTTCTATGACAAGGAGGTCCTCGTAGATTGTATAGAGTATCGTCTTCAGAACGACTTAGAGTTGATCACTAATGATTCACTCAGAGAAGAGATCGAAGACCTACTTACAATTATCGAAGATGAACTTGTATAAAATCTTAGTTGACGGTCACGTAGTTGCTGAGAATGTAACGAAGTGTGATTTACAACATAAGATCGAGATGGTCAGAGCGGCGTGCAATCTTGAATACGATCTAAGGTTTTCCAAGGTTACTCACGAACTGATAAATAACCCAGAAACCATTGCATGAATTGATTTGTGGTGGTAGAATAACAACATTGCAATTCTAAATTAATGTCTAAAGGATTTACAATTAAAGCGAAGGCTCCTGCTGTCAAAAAGAAAGAAGATGAGTTTGATCTTCAAGCAGCCAAGGAGATGATCAAAGGTAAGAACATTGTGTTCTGTCTTCCTGGTCGTGGAGTATCTTACATCTATTTGAAGAACTTCGTATCACTGTGTTTTGATATTGTACAGAACGGTGGTAGCATTCAAATTTCTCAGGACTATTCGTCCATGGTTAACTTTGCACGGTGTAAAGTACTAGGTGCGAATGTTCTCCGTGGTCCAAAGCAGATTCCCTGGGATGGTAAACTGAAGTATGATTATCAACTTTGGATTGACTCTGATATTGTTTTTAACACTGAGTCTTTCTATCGTCTGATTGCAATGGACAAAGATATTGCAGCAGGTTGGTATATGACTGAAGATGGGAACACCACTTCCGTTGCTCACTGGCTTGAAGAAGATGACTTCAAGAACAATGGTGGTGTGATGAACCATGAAACTGGTGAGACCATGAGCAAACGTCGCAAACCCTTTACAGTTGACTACACTGGTTTTGGATGGGTTCTGATTAAGAACGGCGTCTTTGAGAACTTGGAGTATCCTTGGTTTGCTCCGAAGATGCAGGTGTTTGACTCTGGTGAAGTTCAAGATATGTGCGGCGAGGACGTATCTTTCTGTCTTGATGCGAAAGAGAAGGGTTTCGAGATCTGGTGTGATCCGAAGATCCGTGTGGGTCATGAGAAGACTCGTATTCTTTGATAAAAAAATCGGCGCGTTTCGGCGCGTCAAAAACCGCAAAAAAATCGCAAACGTATTCTAAGGTATTTTAATTATGGCAGTTAAGTCGAAAGTGGGTCTAGTGAAAGATGGTTTCATGCCTGGGAAGCCCAAAAAGACTCGTCAGGGTAATTCATCAAACACGAAACTTTCAGCATCTTCGCGTAATGGTAAAAAGAAAGCATATCGTGGTCAAGGTCGTTGATGTTAGAAAAAAATATTGCTAGAGCACCACACTCTTCAATGGCAGATTTCATGTACCCTGGTCAAGTAATTGACGAAACGGGATGTGAAATCCTTGATTCATTCAGAGATAGAATCAAGGGCAAATATATTGCAGAGAAAGTTCTAGTAGAAAATCCAAGAACAAAGATTGCAATCTATGGTGATAGTTTTGCAGCACTTGGTGAAAACTCACAATCGAATAGAATGCCAGATTGTGTAGGTGGATCTTGGATTTATTTCTTATCAAATATACTAGATGTTGAGTGTCACTCTTATGCAGTATCATGTTCTGGTGAGGGTGACATTTCCCATTATGTTCATAACACCTTAGATAGAGATCAGTATGGTTATGTGATCATCTTTCATACTGATCCTACAAGACCAACTCAATATTGTGATGAAGATCATTCTTTTAAAAACTGCAAAAGAATGATGGATGATCTAAAAGATTATAATGTCTTACACATATATTGGGATGAACATCATCAGTTCTTTAATTATTCTGATGATAATGGTAAAGAAAGTTTTGTCTCAACTTATCATCTTACAAATCCAAACAGCCCTCCTGATTTTGTAAATCCTTCTGATCCATATGCAGACTATCCTGCAAATCCTTTAGACAATCCATATGGATTTCGTTGCAATGGATTCAATCATATGAGTGAAAGGGGAAATTTAAGACTTGCTGTTGAGATTAGCAAAATTATCGATAAATACCTGTAATGTAACTTATAGGTGTATCATGGGAGCAAAAGGACCAAATCCAGGAGATAACCCACCTGCAACTCCAGAAGGTACTTTGAATGCAAAGTACGATGTTGCATCCAATGCAAAAGCAAACTCTGGCGCTAATAAAAAGAATACCGCATCTCCATTAGCAGCAGGTTAATATAATGACTGAACGTGAATCTTATGTCCATGAATGGATTGAACAAGTTTCTGTTAAACATAAAGAATTAGGTGGCTTTGCCATTTGCCCATACGCATCTGGATCAGACACCCTTGTTAAAGATGTCGGTATTGATGACATTGTGCCCGAACCTGGGTATGATGTCATCATTTTTATTGTCGAAGACTTTTGGAAACCCGCAAAAATTCGTAAGTGGGTAAAAAGATATAACGAAGAGTATCCTTTATATTGGTTTGTAGAGGATTTATCGTGTGAAAACACTTATATCAATGGAATTAAGACAAATAATTCAAAACTTAACATTATTTTGTGTCAATCGAAGAGAAAGATTGCACAAATGCGTAAAAAATTAGCAAAAACTGACTATTACAACTATTGGAGTGAGGAATATTTGGACGAAGTTCTGGGTGATGACGTTAAATTGATTGAAAAAGTGAAGAATCCTTGCCCTTATCAAGCAAAAAAAGAGTTAATTGAGGAAGTATTGGATTACGAATCTTCCAAATAGTCTTATACATATATTAAGACCTTTTGATAGCATTAAATGGCCTTAGGAATTAGGGACATAGACAACTCATCCTTTAAATATAGGAAAACTTCTCGTAGTTTTAAGGACATTAGTCTTTCATTTGCGAGAAATCCTGTTACTGGCGACATACTGCCTATTAAAAATGAGGATGCTATCAAAAAATCTGTCATGAATCTAGTAAAAACTAGAGTAGGTGAGAGGTTTTTTAATAATTTATTGGGTACTAACGTACAAGATGCGTTATTTGAGTTGGGATCACCCGCTCTTGCACTGAGTCTTGAGTCTGAAATAGAGACTTTACTTGCAAACTTTGAACCAAGGGTCGGAAATCCTGATATTTCAGTTGATTTTGAACCCGATTCCAATGAATTATACGTAAAGATTAGTTATGATATCGTTGGATTACCCGTTCCAGCACAAGAAATCGAGTTTATTTTAGAACCCACTAGAATCTAATGTCCTTCAATCAGTTTACTAACTTAGATTTTAATGATCTAAGGACCCAAATTAAAGATTATCTTAGATCCAGTAGCGATTTTAGTGATTTTGACTTTGAAGGATCTAATTTTTCGGTCTTAATTGACCTATTGGCGTACAACTCATACATCACTGCGTTCAATACGAACATGACAGTGAATGAGGTGTTCCTTGATAGTGCAACATTGCGAGAAAATGTTGTTGCACTCGCTAGAAATATTGGTTATACCCCCAGATCAGTCCGAGCAGCACGTGCTAAGACCGCTTTTAACATCACTTTGACTGATACAACCGATGTTAGAACGATTACCCTTCAAGCCGGACAGGTTGCACAAGGTTCTTTAGTCAATAGTAGTTATATTTACTCAATTCCTGAAGATTTTACGACACTTGTTGATAGTCAAGGTCAGGCATCTTTTGATGATCTCGAAATTTATGAAGGAATTTTCGTAACAAACACATTTACAGTAGATTCTTCGATTCCAAATCAAAGATTTATCCTTCCAAATGCAAATATTGACACTACAACTGTAAGAGTGAAGGTAAAAACGAATGTAACGGAACAATATGCGCTTTATGAAGATGTTTTGAACGTCGATGGGACCTCAAGACTCTTTTTATTGGAAGAAGTTACCGATCAAAGGTACGAAGTACGTTTTGGTGACGGAGTTTTGGGTAAAAAACCTTCTTCTGGGTCAATTATTGAAGTTACTTACATTGTTAGTAATGGTAGAGAGGGAAATGGAGCTAAAAACTTCACTTTTTCTGGAATTTTAAAGGATAATAACGCAAATCCAATCACAACTGGTATTTCTCAGTTGAGAACTATCTCAGATTCGCAAAATGGTGATGATATTGAACCCATTGACTCTATCAAGTACCTGGCACCCCGTGTATACTCCTCACAGTTCCGTGCCGTGACCGCCAGTGACTATAAAGGACTCATTCCATACATATACACCAATATTGATTCTGTGACCGCCTACGGGGGAGAGGAGTTGGATCCCCCAGAGTACGGAAAAGTGTTTATTTCAATTAAACCAAGAGGAGCGAACACTCTTTCTCAAATTACAAAAGAAGAAATATCAAGATCTTTAAAACAATACTCTATTGCGGGTATTAAACCCGAACTTATCGATCTCAAGTATTTGTTTGTTGAATTTGATACTACAATTTATTATAACAAAAACCAAACTTCGGATGTTTCTGAAATTAGAACAAAAGTACTTAATACTTTAACAAATTATTCAAAATCTAGTGATACGAATAATTTTGGCGGAAGAGTCAAGTACTCTAAGATTAATGCCTTGGTTGATGCAACAGATACTGCAATTACATCAAATATTACAAAGGTAAAAATGCGTAGAGATGTATCTCCTGCATTTAATACTTTTGCAACATATGAAATCTGTTTCGGAAACAGAGTTTATATCAAGAAAGATGGATATTCTATTAAATCTTCTGGATTCAAAATTTCTGGAGTGAACGATACTCTCTACATGGGTGATATTGCTGAAGATAATAGTTCTGGAAGAGTATTCTTCTTTAAGTTGGTTAATAACATCCCATCAATCGTTAAAGTTAATGCAGGAACTATTGATTACATTAAAGGAGAAATTCTTTTAGATGTTGTAAATATAGAATCTACTGCGTTAAATAATAACGTTATTGAAGTTCAGGCAATTCCCGAGTCGAATGATGTTATTGGATTGAAAGACCTATATCTCCAAATTGACGTTGGCAATTCTGTGGTAAATACAGTGGAGGATACTATTACCTCTGGCGAGAATACTGCTGCAACATTGTTTGTTCCTACATCTAGCTACCTAAACGGACAGTTCACGAGATAAAATGACAGAAAAGAGAGTTAGCATCAACGAGATTATCGAATCTCAGATTCCTGATTTCCTACTTCAGGATTCTCCTACGTTTACTAGTTTTCTTAAACAATACTATAAATCTCTAGATTATAGAGGTGGTGCGGCTGATCTTGCTGTAAACTTAAAGGGATATAAGAATATTGAGGAGTTTACAACTCAAAGTTTAATTCCATATACAGCATTATTAGGTGATCTTACTGTTATCTCTGACACCATTCCAGTAGCTAGCACTGCAGGTTGGCCAGATAAGAATGGATTATTGAAAATCGATAATGAAATTATTCATTATAAAACCAAAACACCAACAACTTTTGAAGGTTGTACTAGAGGTTTTAGTGGTATTGATTCTATTAAATCTGCGGATAATTCTGAATTTCTAAGTTTTACATCAACCAACACAGCATCTCACACTAGTGGTGTGCTCGTTTATAACTTAAGTAATTTATTCTTAAGAGAATTTTTTATCAAGTTCAAAGCCGAGTTTTTACCTGGATTTGAAAATAGAAACTTCTTTGAAGGACTTGATATTCAAAATATATTAACCAGGGCAAAAGACTTTTATAGGTCTAAAGGAACGGATACTTCATATAAGATTTTATTCAAAATTTTATTTGGTGAAGATATTGAAATTATTAAACCACAGGATTTTACATTAATACCTTCTGATAATAATTATTTTATTACTAAAAATGTTCTTCTAGAAAAAGTAAGTGGTGGAGATCCTTTACTTATCAAAGGAAGTCCTTTGTTTCAAGATATCAGTGGAATCGGTACAGTATCATCTTCCATCTACAACATTGAATATAGACCTGTGGACGGAAAGGACTTCTATGAGGTCTCACTGGACTCTGCGGACTTTAACAACCTCTTCGAGGCATCTGGAAAAACAAGACTGTTAGAGGACGTTCCAGCGGGGTCTGATACTATTCTAGTAGACTCTACCGTTGGATTTTCAAAATCCGGCAACGTTCATATAAAACCGAAGGGTTCTAACTTTTATATCAATGTATCTTACACCGATAAAACTGTCAACCAGTTTTTAGGATGTCAAGGAATTAGTGCCGAGTTGGAAGTAAACTCTTCTATTGTTGAAGATAAATTTGCTTACAGTTATATTGGATTTGGTCAAACATCTAGAGTAGATTTTTTACTTACAAATGTTGTAGATAGTATAGATTTTAGTAATACTTCAAATTTAAAGGTAAATGATAGAGTAACTCTTTCTGGATTTGGTAAAGATCTTAGAGATTTTAGAGAATTTAATAGCTGGCTCTATAATATTCCTACAGATCATACTATTGATACAGTAAATCAGGTAGATTCTAATAAATTTAGAGTTGTTTTATTTGACTCTATTATTTTCTATATCGGGGAGAGTGTAAGTCTTTCTGATAAATTTGGTACAGTTTCAAATGGAACTATCGTTGATATTGTATATCCAAGTGGTAGTGAGACAAAGAAATATACTCAGCAAGTAGTAGTACAGATTACAACACCAAATCATACTATTACGGATTCTACTATTTTATCAAAAACCGTCACCAAAGGCAGTCATTATACAAGTCAGTACAATTACATATCTAAAATTCCTACAGGAGTTCAAAATACATACATCACTCCTGATGAAAAGAATTTTTATGTAACATCTACTGGAATGCCTAATTATCAGATATTCGCATCTGATACTAGAAAAGATTTAACAGTAGTTGGTGTAAACACAACCGAAGTCATTGATTCTTCCGATCATGGATTCTATGATGGGGAAAATGTTTATTTTGTACCCACCGATTCTTCAGTTATTGGAGTGGATACTGGATATTATTTTGTAAGTTATATTAATAATGATAAATTATCCTTATCTTTTAGTAAGGCAGATTCTTTTGGCAATAAACACGTCTCATTTACTCCTAATGGTGGAGTAGTTGGACAACTCTTTAGAGCCTCATATGAAAACAAAGAAATAAAAAATCAAAAACTGTTCAAAAAATTCAGTCTAAAGGAAGAAAAGACTTTCTTTGATGATAAAAATCGTAGATCTACCGATAATAAGTATATCGGAATGCTTGGTAATGGCGCTGAAATATTATCCCCAACTTTATTTGATGAAAATGTTTATTATGGAAGACTTACTGATATTGAGGTAACTAATTCGGGCGAAGATTATGATGTTATTAATCCACCAGAATTAGAAATTGTTGATCCTCAGGGATCTGGATGTAAAGCGCATGTCAATGTAAGTGGATCTGTTAAGGAAATTAAGGTACTTAAAGCTGGTGTTGGATATGCAACTAAACCAGATATTTCTATTAAAGGTGGTAACGGAACTGGTTGTGTTTTAGAATCAAACTTAGTTAAGACTAGAACTGTTCTGCAATTTAAACCAACTCAACCTGGTATTGATATTGCAGCAAATACTATCAACTTTGGAACAAATCATAATTTACAAATTGGTGAGGAAGTCATTTATAATAGTAATAAAAATGCTAATATTGGTGGTTTAGTAGGTGATGCACATTATTATGTTTCCACACCAACTTCTCAAATTATCAAACTCCACAGTAGTCCACAAGAAGCTACTTCTGGTATCAATACAATCAGTATTACTGGTATTAGTTCTGGTTTCCACTCTATTGAGAGTTTGACCGTAAAAAATACTATAAGTACTGTTTACGTAAAAGAAAGAGGTCAGGGATATTCAAATAGATCTGTTAAAATTCCATCCGAGAATACTTTTGGTAACACAGCTGGAATCAACACATACGATTCTTACATTTATGCAAGAAGACATGGATTTAATAATGGAGATGTAGTTCACTATTCTTCTTCGGAAACTCCTCTGTCTGGAATGACTACAACTTCTGATTATTATATTACAGTAGTTAATGCAGATCAATTTAGAGTTTCTGTTGCAGGAACTATTGAACCAACATCAAACTATACTGAAGGTAACTATATCAACTTTACTGATATTGGAGTTGGTACTCATACTTTTGCATATCCAAAAATTACTATTACTATAAACTCTACTTCTGAACAAGGTGATATTGATATTGTAGAACCAGAATTGGAAGCTAAAATTTTAGGTTCTATTGATGATGTTTTTGTCGAAGATGGTGGTGTTTCATATGGATGTACAAGTCAATTCAACTATCACAGAAGACCTGATGTAAGAACTAAACAGATTAGTTCTAAGGCTCTAATCGCTCCTATCATTGTTGATGGTACTATTGTAGACGTTAAGATTATTAATAGGGGTCATGGATATAGACTTGATTCTGACATTATAGTTACTGGAGATGGTAATTTCGCCGATCTGGTTCCTACAGTTGAAGATGGGAAGATTACATCGGTTAGAGTTCTTAATGGTGGTGTAGGTTACAATAATGCCAATACTGTACTCACTGTTGAAGCTAGAGGTAGGAATGCCAAATTCTTGGGTAATGTAACTAACTGGAAAGTAAATCAAGTCGAAAAACTGAAAGATCAGTTCTCCGATGAAGATGATGGATTCTTACTTCCAAGTAGAAATGAATCTTTAGGACTTCAATTTGTTAATTTCTTTGTTCCTAAAAAACTTAGAGTTCAATTGAGTGATAACTTTACTCAAAATAATGTAGAAACCCCTAATGATAAGGTACACTCTCCAATCATAGGATTTGCTTATGATGGCAATCCAATTTATGGACCATATGGATATCAAAATCCTCTGGGTGGAGGTATTAAACAACTAAAAGCTGGATATGAAGTTGTAGTAGATAACACTCCTGGGGTAAGACCAACATCTCCCAAATTTGTTGCTGGATTCTTTGTTAATGATTATGTTTATACGGGAACTGGAGACTTAGATGAAAGTAATGGAAGATACTGCAAAACTCCAGAATATCCTGATGGAGTTTATGCCTATTTTGTTTCCCAAACAACGGATCAAAGTGGAAAATCCGAACCAACTTTCCCATACTTTATTGGACCTTATTTCCACTCACAACCTATTGAAGAAAATTTCTTACCTTCAATAAATCAAGATGTTGACTTTACTGCTCACGGTCTAACAAGGAATGTATCTCAATATTATATTACTTCAAATAATTCCAAGTATAGACCAATTGATAAAGTTGATGAAAAGTTCAAACAGGAATTTAGAGTTTCTGAAATCAGAACATCTGGTATCAAAGACACTGCGGTTTTCTCTCCAGGAGATAACTACAAAACTGGTGACACTCTTGTAATTAAGAATAGAGGTGAAAGTGGTAGTGGAGCAAATATTGCTGTTTCAAAGATCAAAGGTAAGACTGTAACTTCTTTCTCTGTAAATGAAACTGTAACTTCTGGCGTAGTATTTGATCTTAAAAAATCAGACACTATCGAGTGTAAACTCACAGATCCCCATGAAATTTTAAATAATGAAATTATCAATATTTCTGGAATTTCAACAACTTCCTCTAAGTCTATTGAAGGCGATAGATCTGTTTATATAAAAAATAAAACTACTAAGTTAACCGCTGATATGATCAGCGCAACTGGTGTTACTACTACAATTTACGTAAATGACATAACTGGATTCCGTGTCGAAGATATGATCGGAATTGGTACGGAAATTTGTAGAATTATTAGAATTGATAAAAATAATAATTCCTTTGATATTAATAGACTTCAATATCCTGGAATTCATACAGCGTTTAATGATAATCATCTCATTACGTTAAAACCAACTGTCTTTGAAATTAAAATTGGACCAGATGAAATTCCAGATGACTATGTTTACACCAATGAAGTAGTTTACTTTGATCCAAAAGTTACTGTAGGAACTGGAACCACGGGATCTGTCAGAAGTGTACTGGGAGTTGGTGGAACTATTGTTGAATATCGAACTGTTCCCAATAGCGCAATTTATATTCCAGAACACAAATTCTTTACAGGACAAGAATTAAAATATCATGTAGGACTTGCTGGTACTTCTCTATACATCAACAACGTTGGTTCTGGTGTTTCCATAGCTCTTGTTGATGGGCAAAGTGTATATGCGGTAAATCTAGGAAAAGATCATGTTGGTATCTCCACTATTGGATTTACCTCAACTACTGGAATTGGTACACAATTAAATGCTGCAGAATTTGTAAACTTTGATTCCAGTTTCCCCTTTGTAGGTGCTGCACATTCTCTTTCTACTACCAATAAAGAGATTACTGGAACTATTGAAAGATATAGTGCAACTGTTGGTACTGCAGTAAGTCATGGATTATCTTCTAGAGACAGAATTACTTTCTCTATCAATAATAGAGAAGTAGATAGTGTATCTGTTTTCTATAATCCAATCATTAGAAAAATGATTACGGGTCCAGTATCATTTGGAAGTAGTGATATTTCAATATCTGATAATACTATTGACCTTTCTGGAAAACAGATTGAACAAGGAGAAAAAGTAGTCTACAAAGCGACTACTCCAGCTAGTGGACTTACTAATGATAAAATTTATTATGTATTCAAAACTGATAAGAATAAAATCAAATTAACTGAAAGATTTAGTGATATTGAAAAGGGTATTGTTGTCAATATCGATGGTGTTGGTGGAAGTGATCATGAATTTTATAGAATAAATCCACCACTTAGATTCATTAAGAACGATACTATTTCTTTTGATGTTTCGGATGTAAGTATTTCTGAAATGGATCTTGAATTCTATGAAGATCCAGATTTTACTAGAAGATTAGAACTTGTTGGCAATACTGAAGAAGGATTTGCAATCACAAGAACTGGAGATCCAGGAACAGCTGACGCTAAAGTGGAAGTTAAGACTACAAACAGTAGAATTCCTTCTGCACTTTATTATACACTAATTCCAAAAGGACCTACTGATGTAAGAAAAAATCAAATTTCTAGGGATTTAGAAGTTGTAGGTGCTAATAAAATTGACATTGTACCACACTCATTAAATACTGATTATCTTATTACCGTAAGTGATGATAATAACTTCTTATTTAACTTATTAAGAAGACCTAGTGATTCTGAAAAAGCTTCTTATAACAGTTCAAATACAACCGTAACTTATACAACCACTTCAAAAAGTGCAGATGGTCCAATTGATAAACTTAGAATTAACTTTGCAGGAGTTGGATATGATAGACTACCTATCATTGAAAGCATCAAAACCGTAAATGGAAGAAATGCAAATATTAAATTAATTTCTGATGATATTGGTAAAGTTGAAAAGTATGAAAGAGTTAAAGATGGATTTGATTATCCAACTGATCCAACTTTATCTCCACTTTTAAGCACTCCATCAGTTGTAGGTATTAAGGATATTAGAACAATTGACTACATCGGTATTACTACAGGAGGTAGAGGTTACAATCAAACACCAACTCTTATTGTTCCAGATAATACTAGTATTAAGTTAATTCCTACATTGGAGGGTGGTTCTATTACCAAAGTTGATGTTGCTCAAAATGCAATTGACTTTAGTGAACCTCTTGATATCATAACCATTCACCATTCTCAGGGATATGACATTGACTTCTTTACTATCAATGGCAGTTTGATAACTGCAGAACTTTCAAACGTAGATATTTTAACCTCAGGAGTTAGTACTTCATTCCCCTTCGATGTAGGAGATGAAGTTTATGTTGAAGGTTGCAGATTAACTGCAGATTCAGATCACTTAGCAAACTATAACTCCGATGCGTATGGGTATAAGTTCTTCAAAGTAACTGGAATTAGTACTACAAATAATACCGTCACATATGATATGACGGGCATTACAACTGGAACATTTGGTGTATATGAAGACGGCATTACTCTTGGATATCTTGTCAATAAAAAAGTTATTCCTCAATTCCGAATGGTATTGAAAGATGATGTCAAGTATCTTTCAAAAGAAAAAATTACTGGTCCAACTTTTGTTGGTAGAGTCATGGAAGGTGGATGGGATAATGATCTCAACCAGTTGCGTGTAGACGATTCTTTTGGTCAAATTAGAGTTGGCGATAAACTTACTGGAGAAAGTTCTAAAGTTATTGGAACTGTAGAATATTTTAGCATCTTTAATTTACGTTCCACTCTTGGAGTTTCTAGAGATAAGGTTGGCGAACTTGATAGATCTGTTGGTATTCTAAATGATTTCCAACAAAGAATATCTGACAATTTCTATTATCAGAAGTTCTCTTACTCAATTAAGAGTCAACTAAGTTATGATAAGTGGAAAGAACCAGTAAGGTCTTTAATCCACCCATCTGGATTTAAAGAATTCTCTGATCTTGAGTTTATTACTCAACCAACTGATCCAGAAGTAAGTGTTGGTATTGCCAAGTCTGCTGATCTAAAACCAGTTGTTGTTGATAGCACTTCTTCACTATTAGTAAATATTGATCAAAAAGTTTCCTTCAATGATAGAGTTGGATTCAATATGGTTTATGAGGAAGATTTGCTTCCTGATGGATCAACCCAAAAGATCTATATGGATGGTGGAATTCCAATCAAGAGTTTTATTCTAAGTAAAACAAACAAGGTTATTAAAATTGATAATATTGATGATCAATTTGACGGAACATCTAGACAGAAACTCGACGGAACTTATGCAGACGCTTCTGATCTTTTAGATCTCAACAGACAATTCCTAATTGATGAAGTATTAGCGAAGGTAAATTACAACTATGTAAGTTTTGCTTCCAGTACATCATATGATGCAGAAGCATTTAAAGCTAAGACTGGTAGAGTAATTGATGCAGTTTCTTCTGATCTCAAATATAATTCAAACAGCCATACTGTTAGTGTTGCATCTTCTTATTGGAGTGGTGGTAACTCAATTGGTATTAATACCACTGAAACTATCTACGGATTTAACTATCTACGTTTCCTTGGTCAATATGTTGTAAATAATCAGACACCACCAACATATTATCAAACAGGAACACCTCAACTCTTTAACTTGAGTGTTCTCCAAGATCCCGCAAATGATTATTTTGTTCTTAATCATGATGCAAGAGATCTTATTATTGAAAACAAGAGAGAGATTCTTGATAAGGCTCTTGCATCGGTTGCTGTTCCTTATCCAACATTTATTATTCCAGGTAGCACCGCTAATGAGGAACAAAACAGATATGCAATTGGTTACAAGTTAGTCAAAGAGAACACAGAACAGATTATTAATGAATCATATACAGCTAGTGTAGCTCAATACACTGGAATTGCTACTCAAGAAACTAAAGCTAGAAATATTCTAGCCAGATTTGTTGATGCAATTGCAACTGATCTGTTTACTGGTGGTAACAGATATGCACGTCAAGAGGCTCTTTATTATTTTGACGGTCCAATGCCTGACAATTCTAAGTTGGTAATTGCGGCTGAAGAAACTAACTATCTCTTCAATCAAGCGAAGAGTAAAATGAGAAAAGCCGTAAGAAATGGCATGGGAGTAACTTATGCTGCTTCTGAAGGTCCACCAGTATACGGTGTTGGAACAACGGTTTCAAATACGGCGGTTGATGCATGTCAAGATGTTCAAACTACTATAATTACTCTTTCCGCTCTTGTTACAGGACCAATTGGAATTGCAACATTGAGTTCATTGCCTGCCGAGAATGTTGGAACTTATTCCACTGGTGTTGCTAAATGTTACCGAGATCTTAAGTATATCGTCGATGGCGTTGCTCAGGATATTGCATATGACACTAATCAACACACGGTAAGAAACACTAAGTTCTACTTTGATGCACAGGGTAATCAGAAAACTGATGGTCTTGTATATGAAGAAGCTGAGTCTATCTACATCTTCAGATCCGCAATGGATTATATGAAGAAGGCAGTTAGAAATGAATTGTATTATAGTGATGATGATCTTGTTCCCCTCAATCAACCTGGAGTTGGTGCTAGCGCATATACCGCTAATATTCAAACCGATATTGAGTCTCTCGTTGGTATTCTAACGGTTGCAATTGGTAATAGTAGTCTTTCATCAATTCCTTCCGTTGGATTCGGTACAGGGGATTGTGCTAACGTCAGATACTCTTTACGAAACTACGTTGGTATTGTTACTAATATTATTGGAATTGGTACAGATCAGGGTCCAGGAATTGTTACATCTCCATCTCTAGCTAAAGGTGGAATTATTGTTGGACTATCATCATTTAAACTTACGTCTGACGGACAACCATTGTTCAAGAAGACCTTTGATTCTTCTAATACCTCTATTGTTAATCCAGTAGATAATACTTTCATTTTCCAAAATCACAACTTCCAATCTGGTCAAGAGATGATTTATAGTCCTCTTGATGGAACTAGAATTGGTATCGCAACTACTTCATATACGAGTGGCGATAAAGATATCCTTATGGAGGTTGATAATTTATCTGGCAGTGGTGTTAAGAACAATGGAATTGGACAACCAATTGCAGTAACAGGTCTTGCAACTGTTCTTGTGCCACCTGGACCAACTACACAACTCTTTAATGATGTTGTTGGTACTGGTAACACTAACGGTGAGGCAGTTGTTATCGACATCATAGTCACTTATGGTGCCGGAGATGGTGTTGCACTTTCTACAACTGGTTCTCTTGTTCAAGCTGGTAAGAACTTTGGTGTAGGTGAAGTCGTAACAATCGGTGGTACATATTTCGGAGGAACTTCTCCTGCAAATGATTTTACATTCACAGTTACATCTGTAGGACCTACTGGAATTCAGACCGAAGCTAATAATACATATGTGAGTATTCCTGGTTCATCTACTGTTGGATCTGGTGCTTCGTTCACTATCAGTAGAAATAATACTGGTCAAATTCTAGGTGCAACTGTTGCTCAAGGTGGATCTGGTTACGCATCAACTTCTGTTATTACTGTTTCTGGAACTGATATTGGTGGTGTAACACCTGGTGATGATATTACATTCTCCCCAAGTGTTCTGGGTAGAAATACTTTACCAGATAGTGTCTTCCTACTTAAACAAAGTGATTCGGAATTTAAATTATCAGGATTATCGACTTCACTTCCATTTGATATTACTTCTGTTGGTGTTGGAACTGCAACTATTGAACTTAAAGATCCTAATGCAAGCACTAGTATTGCAATTGATGGTATTATTCAAAATCAACTTAGAAGAAAAAATCTTGAAATTACTTTAGGATCTGCAGTTGGACTAACAACGGACTTAATTCAAGTTTCTGTTGGTATTAATTCACTTGTTACAGGAGATATTATCAATCTCAATAATGAATACATCTTGGTTAAGTCTGTTGCTACAGCAGGTGATGATATTTTGGAAGTCGAGAGGGAATACCTAGGTACTGTCGGTGCAGCTTACACAGTTGGTGTTGCTGCGACGATTCTTAGTGGTGATTATAATGTTGTTGGTGATACGATCTTCTTCACAACTCCACCTTACGGTAAAATTGGTCCAGTTGGTCTAGAAACTGGATCTACTTTCAATGGTAGAGCATTCAGTAGAAGATTTGATCCAGATAAGACTGAAGATCAGAATGTAGTATTTGATGATATTTCTCTTGCATTTACTGGTATTGCAGCTACTGAGTTTGGACTCAAAGTTCAGGGTAATACTACAACTGCAGCATATAACGATGTAAACAAAGGAACTGATATTAATAATAATCCCTTTGTCTTCATTAACAACGTATTCCAACGTCCTAGACAAGACTTTACTGTCGATGGATCTTCTGCAAACGTTTTGAGATTCCTTACAGGAACTCCAAGTGCAGGTAGAATTTCTAAGGTTGCAATCACCACTGGATTTGGATATCAAACATCTCTAGCTGCAGCTGGTATTGCAAGTGTTGGTAATGGTATTTCTGGAGTAACTACTACAATTTCTTCAACCGCTGAAGATGCAACAGCACTAACATTCAGTTCTGATGGTACTAAAGTTCTTTATGCAGATAAGACGGGTGAACCTGATGCTATTTTTGTTGGAACTTTATCGACCGCATGGGCAATTGATAGTGTTTCGGGAATTACCTCCGTCACTTTCAATCATGATGCTGCTGTACATGGTATGGTATTCAATGATGATGGAACTGAATTGTGGTTTACTGGTACAGGAAACAAGTCTATCAAGAAAATAACTCTTGCAACTCCATATGATTATACGACAAATGTAGGAACCTCTACTAATACAGTTTCTTCTACTGATCTTAATTCCATTCAAGATACTGTAATAAACAATGATGTTACACCAAGAGGACTTGGTATTTCTTCTACTGGATCATATGTTTATGTACTTGACGTGAATGGAATCATTCAGGTTAAATTGGACACTGCTTGGGATCTTGATTCTTATAATGTTGGACTGAGTACTTTCGTTCAAGTTGATCCTACAAATGGTGTTACAGAATTTGCTGGTGGACCAACGCTTGATAATGTCAGTGGAATAGTTTTTGCTCACAATGACACTTACATGTATCTCGTTGATCAAACTCTCGATGCGGTACTTGAATATAAGTTATCCACTCCTGGTGATGTACGAACAGCATCTTATGTAAGATCTCAATCTGTTCCTAGTGATCCAACTGATTGTTTCTTTGGAGATAATAAGTTCTTTGTATTGCAGGAAGCATCATTGAACACTCTTGATTATACAGGTCAACCAGGAACAATCTATGATGTTGAATTGACGGGTGCAGGTAAAGGATATCAATTTAATCCAGGAGTAAGTATCGCATCATCTATTGTTGGAACTGCGGCATCTATTACTACAGTCTTGGGTGCTGGTGGAACTGTAACTTCCTTTATTGTAAGTGAAATTGGTGCTGGTTACAGTGCATCCTCTCCAGTCTCTGTTCTTGTGACTCGACCAACTGGATATTCAAATATGGATCTACACTATGCTGGTGTAAGTACTGGTATTGGTATTGAGGCAACTGCAAAAGTTAAGATTGGAGTTGGTTCAAGTATTACAGATTTTGAAATTGATGATCACGGAAGAGCTTATAGAGTTGGTGATGTTCTGAAAGTTCCTGGACTTATTCAGGATCCAGATCTCTCTGGATCTTTTGAGGAATTCCAAATTACAGTTGAAGAAGTTCAAACCGATAAGTTCGCTGGATTCTATCCTGGTCAGTTTATTCTATTCGATGATTTTGCATCCCAATTCAACGGATTTAGGAAGAAGTTTACTCTAACTCAAACTGAGAATGGAGTTACTGATATCATAAGTCTTAAGAAGTTGGATGGTTCTGATCTGGTTCTTGAGAATAATCTGTTCATTTATGTTAACGACATTCTCC